TTACAAATGAGACTGAATACAGGAACATTGCCACCGATCCAAGAAGAATCAGGGTCAAGGAAAAGATTACGATTGCCCAAATTCTGACTTCAATTTCATCAGAAGTCATGCGAGTATTTTTGTTCATTACGACTGTTGGCATCACTTTTTCTCCAGTTCAGGTTTAACAAGTTGTTCGGGGCAAGTACCTGTAGCAGTACAGATTGGGGGTTTGCAGTCAGGATTAGACCAATTCTTAGGGTCTTGGCAAGGATACCTAAAGCGATCTTCACAGCCCGTCAGTAGCACCAACAGGATTGACAGACCCCAAATACAGTAGATGTTCATTTATCTTTCTCCCTTTCTTTTTGCTCAATCTTCTGTCGCATCTTCTCAACCTTTTCATATTGAGACTTGACTTCATTCTTAGTCTCCAAGATGTCAAGATAAAGAAACCCCATCAGTGGCAACAACAAGGCAATCAACAAGCAAGCAGCAATCCATCCCACTATGTCTTCCTCCACTGACTTACGAACAACAGCCACATCCAAAGGTAAAGGAGGAATATAGAAGTCGCTACTAGGTACGCCATTTTTAGCTGGAAGTTTCTTTCTTCCTCCTTGCGTTGCCATAGTTCCTGCCTCTTTACTGCTTCTAACTTCAGCCTTGCTCCAGTTTGCTCCTCTTGTATTGTCTCTCTCATTGCAAATACCTCTGAGTACAGTGCGCCCATCTCAGGAGGACTCTGGTACACCATACACTCCCTGATCTGCACCACCAACTCAGCCATCTGCTGTTGTGCCATCACCCTCTTAAGTGCGGCTTCCATGTGGTTCTGGTCAGGATCGTAGACGTTCTTTGACTTTTCTTCTTCTTCCCTTATGTGGGCAGCAAGTTGTTCTTGAATCCTGAAGAATTCAGTGAGTTGTTTGACAATATCGACTTTGACTTGGGTTTCGTCAACGGCAACGAACTTCTCTTTTTTCTTTTTCGCCACAGACTTGGGCGTAGAGGCAACTGTTGCGGGTTTACCCTTAGACTTAAAGAAGTTACTAAAGTTACTCCAAAATCCAGTAACCTCCTTATATATGCCAACAGCTTCGTCAACAGTAGACTTGACCTCCATAAAGGAAGTCTTTGCCTGTTTGTAAAGCTCACAACCCTCTTTGATTGCTGCAACACAAGCATTGGCGGCAAAAAGTAGGGTGATCGGATCAATTTTGTGTCCTTAATCTCTTGTGATTTGAGAGATAGTTCCACGGGTAAGTTGAGTTTGTGTTGGTGTAGAAGCAGATACAAATTCTCTAAATGTTTGTTGCATTTCAGGGCTCATCTTTGCCATCAAAGAACTTGTAATCAATGAAGATTGTTTCTTTGGCATAACCTCTAAGAAGTCTGCCAATTTTTGCGGGTCAAGCATAAGTTCAGTCATCTTTGAATCTAATTGCTTTTGACTTCCTGTCTTCAATGTGTCTAAAACAGATTTGAGAATTGTTATCTTACTGCTAATCATTCCTGGGACTTTTTCACCACCAGCAAATGCTTCTTCACCTGATGCTTTAACACCTTTACCCATTTCAATTGCTTTTTGTGATCTTGCTAAATCAGCACGAACACTTTCAACAGATTTAATTTGGTCAGAAGTAAGAAAGTCAGATAGTTTTTCATATCTTTGAACACCAGTAGTTCTTTTAATCAAAGCGGCTGAATTGTCAACGGCAGAAGCAAAAGTTCCAGCTTTTTCAACATCAGTTAAATTCAAACTCAATTTGTCAATCAGTGTTTGACCAACCTTCATTTGATTGATTTTCTTGCTATGGTCAGCAAATTTTGTCAGGTAATCAGACCAAATCTGAGTTCCAGACGCATCATTGATAGATTTATCAAGAATCTTTTTGATGGATGTTTCTACATTGGTAGCTTGCGCTCCAAATGGCTCATTTCTTTGCGTCAAGAAAGACTTGATGTCGCTGCCAATTTCTTTACGCACATTGTATAAATCAACACTATTAATAATGCCATTCTCATCAGCAAGATTTGCTAGTTTTGTGCGTAGTCCTTGGAGTGAATTGACAAGCAGTGCATTTGACCTGTCTCCAACACGACCAAGACTATCATCTATTTTTCCAATGATGGGCTGAATAGTAAGAGGATAGAAACCCTCATCTGCAACACTTTTAAGTTGCAACTGTTTAAACCCAAGTTCTGCTTTCCTTTGAGCAAGAGGGTCGGCAAATTCTTGTGCAGCAGTAGACAGACTTTTGGCAAGGTTGTAATTGCCTGTGTATCTATCTGGAAACTTCATTGGCATACCTGCAATTTGCGATATTTGACCGCCTTGCGCTCCAGTATTTGAACGAACCAATGCTTGCGCTTCTTCTGTAGCTGTTTTGCCTTGCGCCTGAAGATTCTGTACTACAGCCGCTTGTCTTTCTGCTATGTCAGCCTCTAATTTAGGAACAACCTGACCATACACATTTGCTTGCTCAAGCGCAGTTTCACGCAATGGAGTAGTTTCCGCTGCCCTAGCTGCTCTTGCTGCCGCTAAGTCTGCCTCAGTACCAAATTGACCCACTAATTCTTGTTTACGAGCAGCAGCTTGTGCTTGCCCTCTTTGTGTAAATTGTGGCTGTGTGCGAACTTGGCTTGCAAGTCTCTGCTGTTCTTTTACAAGTCCTATTGCTGTTGGCGTACTTGCCAATGCTTCAGCAGTTGTTGGTTTACTGCCAGAAACAATTTCACCAGCATTTCTTAAAGCAGTAATTACCTGTTGTTTTTCATCACCAACTAAAGATTCAATGTATCTTCGTGCCGCAGCTTCTTTGTTTGCTACTGTAATCGGCAAGTTAATCAATTGATCTTTTATGTAAGACAAGGCTTTTATTGTTGGGGGAATTACTCCACCTATCACAGCACCTAATCCCATGTTAAACAGTTTATCAGTAAGATAAGAACCATCTTCTTTACCGCTAGGTGTTAATCCTCCTTGAATCAATCCACCGCCTATTGATTGCAATAAACCGCCAGCTTTAACAATTTTATTAACAGGGGAAAATATTGCGCCTGTAAATTCAGGAACATCTATTCCCTCTCTGCCAACGGCTGCTCTGCCTTTTTCATAAGCAGCTTGTTCTTGTCTAACATTAGCCGATGCTCCTTGTTTAATGTCTTGACCAAACAAACCAGTTTTTGCTAATAGTTCATTTACACCTAATGCTGGCTGAATGACTGCTCCTCTTACCAAACTGTATGTAGGAGAGCCAAACCCAATCATCTTCTCTAGAAAATTAGGTTCTTCAGTTGCAACGGGTTTAGTTTGCGCTTGAGCAGGAGCATTTTGCTGACTAGCATCAGAAGCACTTGATTCTTTTAAAGATCGAGCAATTTTTGCCAACCTACGAGCATCTTCTTGATTGCCTTGAGCATCAGCTTTACGCAGAGCTTGCATTACTTCTTCATAAGTCGCTGCCATAAATACTCCATTATTTATATTTGTCGAACAAATCTTCATCAGATAAAATGTCTTCAAAAAACGGTTCTATTTTTGCCGCTTTTCTGCGTTGATTAATTCTGATTTTTGTTTTTTTCTTTGCTGTTTCTGTTGCTTTGACAAAATTATCTAATGCTTCAAATGTTGTTTGAGTATCATTTTTACCATAAGCAGCAAGAAACTCATTTGCAAAACGCAATACGTCTTTGTCTGTTTGAACGCCTTTTTCTGCGCTTACTTTTAAGTTTGTTGCAGCCTGAACAGCACGTTCCAAATTGGCATACGCTCTACTTTCAGTAGTCGAATTACCAGTTGCATTAGCTAATTCATACTTGCGATTGTTTACAAATCCAAGTTCCAAAGGAGCTTTCTTTGTTTTTGGATCAATTTTTAAATTTTCTATAACAGGAGAAAGGGTAGTGATTTGAGCGTCTAAATTATCAATAAGTTCCAAATCTTTGGACTCATCTTTAATCAAACCTGCGGGCATTGGTTTGTTTTCCAATTGAGATTGTTTAAACTCATTCTTTGCTTGTTCAATTTCTTTTCTACCATTAATTCTCATTTGTTCTAATTGTTTAGCATCAGCACCTCTTTGTTTTGCAGCAACAGCTTCTGCATCAATTCTTTCTTGCAATCTTTCAAGTTTCGCTTCATTGTCTTTACGAGCCTGATCTGCTCTAGCAGTTCTTTGTGCTTCTTTGTCAGCAGATGATTGAAGCACTGCCAAAACTTTGTCTGGAGAGCCATACTTGCTGACAATTCCCAAAATATCTGCTTCAGTTGCAGTTGCTGGCAACTTAGACAATTCTTCACGCAATTTCTGTTCTTGTGTATTTGACAACTCAAATTTTTGAGCTTCAGCAATTGTTTTTCTTGTGGTAGCTGAACTAACTTGTAATTTCTGACCAGCATCAGCAATCTTGGTAGCAAAGTCAGAATCACCTAATTGATAAGCCATCCTAGCTGCTTTGAAAAATGTGTCAGGATTACTTTGGTCAAGCTGAGACATCAATGAATTACGCATTGAAATTAACTGCAACTGAGGGTCTTTACCACCCAAAGCACCACCAATAGCACCACCCAACTGTTGACCACCAAGGTACAGGCTGTATTGCGCCCGTGCCATTGGATCAAGTGACGCATACTGCATTGCCTGTGCTTGCATTGCTTCATTTTGCTTTTGTTGGTACAAAGCACGTTGCATTGCATCTACTTCAGGAAACATTCCTTGAACAATTGATGATTGTTGCGGTTGTTGACCAGAAGTAAAATTAGGGTCAGAAGTAAACATTCCTCCTGATAAACTTTGTAGTTGCGTTTGTGGAGTACCTCCAGCAGCCATCTGATCAGCATTAGCTTGCATCATTGCCAAGAATTCTGGTGATGATTCGTATGGAATAAAATCAGAACTGGCAGCAACATCTGGATAAAGCTGACCCCTAATTACAGGATCAGGAGTTCCATCTGCCATCACGTTAGTTACTGGCATTGTCATAAGATTAGTTGTGTTAACAGCCATGATTTTCCCTTTAATAGTTAAAAGAAGCAGGGTTGTAACCAACTTTAGATGAATCTACTCCTCCACCACTCCATGCGCCAAAATCAGTAGGCGATGACTTAAAGTAGTTTGCAACACCTTGACCAAATTGCTGATTGTTTGCAAGACCACTCAGAGCAGTAGCAAATGGGTTGTACGAGTCTGCTTGTCGTTGAGTCATTGCCGCATTCATTCCACCTTCAAGCAATGATCTACCAGCATTAGCACCATAAGCAGCCGCTTGACCACCTAATCCAGCACCCAAGGTCAAGGGTTGTTGACCCATTTGCTCAATTGCCTGTCCACCACCTAAATAGGTAGTAAACGGGTTCAATGCACCTACTTGACCAGCTTGATACTGACCCATCAATTGAGAACCACTACCAAATAATCCAGCACCAAACGCAACATTCTGCTGACCAGCTTGTTGAGACTGTGCAGCCAACTGAGCATCTTGTTGAGCCATAGCGTTGTAGTACGCTTCCATCTCAGGAGAGGCAGCACCAAAGCCAGCCGCACCGCTAGGACGCATACCTGTAGCACCAACTGACAAACCACCACGACCCTGCTGATACAACTGGTTCTGCAATTGAGCCATTGATCGCTCACGGCTAGGAGCAAGCAAGTCCTGTTGCTGTGCCATGTACTTAGCTGCAACTTCTTGAGGGGACTGTGCAAGATACTGCTGACCCAAACCAAACAGTCCTTGTGCGCCTTGTTGAAGCGGAGCATATTGTTGCTGTGCCTGTTCAGCCTGAGTCAATGCACCGCCTGTAAGAGCCTGTAAACGGTCTTGGTAAGCCTTTAACTCAGGACTGACGTTGTAGCCAGCACCAATTAGGTTGCCTTGTTTATCAGTCTGAAAGTTAGATGATCCGTAACGAGTAGTTATGCCAACAGGACGAAACCTTGCCGCATCTGCTGCAATTCGTGCCGATTCAAGTTGTGCATTGGCTGAAGTACGAGCCGCACTTCTTGCGGAATCTCCTGCCATTGCACCACCTAATAGTGATGCTCCTCCCATTACTAATGCTGCTGAAAATGGCATATCAATCTCCCTTAATCAAAATTTCATCTACCTTAGACGGGTCTGTCTCGTCAGTAGCATGAATACAAAACCAAACACAATCTGTTATTGCCTTAACGCCATGCGTCAAGCCAGCCTTAATTTCAATGCAAGCAGGAGCTTCAACAATCTCAAGTTCCTCGCCCTTCAACACCACCACCTTACCCATAGCCAATATCGACAAATGGCTGAAGTTATGGGTATGTTTTAGAACAGACATTCCAGCAGGAAACACAGATTCCTTGGCGTACAAACCATCAGAAAAGTGATGAATTATTTCAGGATTATTCATGTTTACTCGTAAAGAATATTGATTGAACCAGCATCAAAAGTATCAGTGCCATTTACGGTGGTGATGCGAATTTGATCTAATACACCAGATAATCCAGTACCTACGCCACCGCTAAAACCTATTGCACCAGAAACACCAGAAACAAAACAACCTGACGCAGTCCATACATTTCCTGTTAGGTTACTTATAATCATTTGCCCAGAGTAAAGACTTGATGCTGTACCAGAAGTTGCAAAAGGAAATCCGCTTGCTAAAATACCTGTAGAGTTACTACCTGTTTGTTGACCTGCGCCTGTGCTATAACCTGTTGTTGCTACCGTTCCACCGCTAACAAGTTGTATTTGGACAACGCTTCCACCGCTTGTACTAACCCCGTTAAACATCACAGTAATCCGCTTTACCCAACTAGGAATGCTTGTAAAGTCAATGGTTGTTCCGCTAGTAGATGCAATTACAGTTGAATGTGTAATAGCACTTGCACCCATTACCAATCCAGAACCTATTGTTTTGTTTGTCAAAGTTTGTGAATCAGTTGTGCCAACTACAGTTCCACTAGGTGCTGTTTTTGTTGCCCATGTATCTAAATCAGTATCCCATGCCTGTACATTAGTTCCAATAACTAATCCAAGGTTTGTACGAGCATTAGCCGCTGTAGATGCGCCAGTACCGCCATCAGCAACAGCCAAATCAGTAATTCCAGTAATAGTACCCGCTGAAATATTTGCAGTAGTTATCGTTGCAGTAGTTATCGTTGCAGTAGTTATCGTTGCAGTTGGAATTACCACTGTTCCTGTAAAGGTAGGACTAGCTGAATCTGCCTTAGTCGCAACAGCAGTAGCAATGTTATTGAATTCAGTATCAATCTCAGTGCCTTTGACAATCTTTAAGGCATTGCCAGAAGCCAAAGCATCTTTGGTTGCAAAGTTGGTTGATTTTGTGTAATTAGTCATTTCTTTCCTTTAACTCATCTTGCCAGATTTGGTTTGAATTTCAATCTTCTGAATAGACAATGCAGAACCATTGATATTAGATTCATAACCTGTTTGTACAACTTTGCCTGATCCAGACGCTGCAACTGTCAATGTCTGCAATGCAACACCAGCAGAATAATACGCAATAACTGTTGCATTTGCACCATATTCTGCAACCCCATAATAAGAAACACCTTGCTCTGGGATTGTTGTGTTGTCAGACAAGTAATTTGTTTTGAAATCAAATCCCCACTTAAATGTAACGTCTTGATTTGTTCCACCAATAACGACAATAGACAATTTCTTCAAAATAGAAGTTACATTCTGGTCACCAAGGTCGGCATGATTTGTGTAGTACAACATTCTGTAAGCAGTTGTATGATCTTGGAAAGTTCCATACAAGCCGATATAACCATTCTGTCCTATGTAAAGCGTACCATTCCTAAGAAATAAAAATGATTTAGGCGTGATTGAGTCCCATGTAGTAACCCTTGCAGAGCCATCAGGCAGATATGCCTTGGTGTCAAAGCACCAAGTAGTATCAATGCTAGGAGTCACCAACAGGTAAAACGCTTCTCTTTCAGAATAAATAGACTTGATGTTTGCCAATGTTTCACCAGCTACAGTACTCATCAAGTCATTGCGAATATTCTTAGACAAGTCTCGCTCTGGTGCAGACTTCTCTTGCACCGTTCTCATCAACGATCTGACACCAGAATTAGACAAGAACAGAACATCAGTGCTGGTTGTCTGAATGCTATCCCTTGCAATACAACCTATGCCCTCAACAGTATCACTCAATTGCATTGAAGCTGGTGTAGTTGCGCCTTGATAAATTAGAATCTGACGCTTACCAAAGATGAACAGAAAGCCATTGTGTGCAGCAAGTCCTGTAATTTCATCAGAACCATTGACCCAAACACGGTCTACATTCAAAGAGCCTGATGTACCTGTTGACCAAACATGGCCAGCAATCAAATCAGAGAAATAAACAGTTGAAGTATTAGTAGAAGTACTTGCCGCCCATAATCTACCAAATGCAGAGATAACAATGTTTCCACTTGGAACTGTTGCTACATAACCAGATTTCTCAGAAACTCTGCGAAATGTAGTTGTACTTACCGCAGGATCATAAATAAGAGGGTCATAACCTGTCTGGAAGAAATAAGTTATTGAATTCAAAGATGCACATTGCCAATTGCTTGCCGTGATTGTTGGTGCAGTACCACCGCCACCATAAGTCAACTCAACAACAGCATTAGACCCGTCAAGTTTAAATAATTTGTTGTTGCCAGCAAATAGAACAGTCAAAGTCCCATCAGCTTGCACTAGCTCATGAATAACTTTTACATCATTTGCGCCAAGATTTCCAGAAGAAGAATTGACTCTTGAGTAACCTTTTCGTGAACCAATACGACCATACTGGTCAATGATGCAGTTTGTTGCAACCAAAGCAAAGCCAGCATTCAAATCAAGAGGCGAGTCTTGAGTGTTCAACCCGTAAAAGCCGGGGGCTGAGATGCTGTATGTTTGAATTGCTTGGCTCATATCGCAACAAACTCCTGATTTTCAGGGTAGCGAGTACCTTCCAAAGCAATCTGGTCAGACAACATAGCTTTATACAACAAATATGCTTCAGATGAAGACAGACCACCATCTTCACCACGTTCAACCAATGCACGAGCATAAGCATTCTGAGCCACTAAAACATCACTCACGAGTACAACTGTTGAATCAGATGAGAGTGTTGCTTGTGGGACTGTCAAAGCAAACTTGATTGTGTATACACCATCAGGGATTGGATAAAGATTTACCTTGGTGTCGTATGAAGCATCAACTCCATCAAAAGCAAATTCAGTAGGGATAGAGTTGACCAATGGCGTAAAGTTCAGTTTGCGGTTCATATCCACAAAACTGATGTTTGTGAGGCCAACATTGCTAGTGGTGTTGATTACATCCATCACTTGAAACTTCTGACCAGCACCTGTCAAAGAATAAGATGCTGTAGATGCGGCAGTAGTGACTGTGATTGTTTGACCCAATGCGTTCCACGAAAAGGCATCTTCAATCTGACGCTTTGCATCATTAACAAACTTGCCAATTAGAGTTGAATAAGTTGTTTCAGTTGTCGTGGAAACAGTTGTCTCACGCAACCTTACGAGTACATCATTGATTAATTCAAGGTAGGTCATGTTCTAGTCAATCCTTCTTCTTCAATGGTAACTACTACTGAAAATGTAGATGCCGCCTCAGATTGTGCTTTAAGTATGTCACCTTCTTCCATCACAAAATAAGATACGCCTCCCCAATCTTGTGTGGTTTTGGTAGTTAAAGCAGTTTCAAATACAAGAGAATATGTAGCAGACGCAGAGGTATCTGTCCAACTAAAAGAAATATGTTTTTGCGAACCTGTATTAACTGCTCGTAGCAATACCACCCTTGCATAGTAACCAGTAGGCACTGTATAGAGGGTTGTCAGCGTGTTTGCTGTAAGATTTGCGCCAACTGATAATGCTCTCATTTCGCTTTTGCCTTGTTCCTTGCGGATATAGCTT